GCGCCGCAGCCGCTCAGCGTCGTCGCCTTCGCGCTCAACGATGTGAGCGAAGAGCAGCTCAAAGCAAAGACGCGACTCGTCGTCGACGGCGAGACAGCAGGGCAATCGTGGACAAAGACGCTCGACGTCGTCGGTGTCGAGCCTCATCGCAGCTTTCAGTCGCAGCGCCGTGCGCTCTGTGTGCCGAGCGTGCAGTCTGCGTGACGCTTTCTAGGGAGATGCAACGATGACCGTGCTCTCAGGTGGCCTGTTTCTCTTCGAGGTTGAGACAGCGCCTAACGTGTGGACCGAATGCGCCGATCTCTCGCGCGTCACGAAGACGAATAATGCGAACATCTCGCGCACGCGCGTCTTCAGAAAGACGTATCGCGCGCGTGGCACGAGCGATCGTGTGCTCACGCTCGCAGGACTGCTCAACTATGCAGATCCCGGCCAGTACGCGCTGATCCTCGCAGAGCGCAACAATACGCCGATCCGTGTGCGATGGGCTGAGCGTGGCGACGAGACAGATATGACGATGCAGACGGTTCGCGTCGCGACTGTCACGCACGAAGGGACGCCTGATCCCGGCGAGCTGCAGACGATCACGTACGAGCTGCGCGGCGTCGGTGACCCGACGCACGTGTCGATCGTGCCCTCGACGCCTGCAGGGCTGTTCTCGCGCTTCAATCAGCTCGGCGCATCAGCGAGCAGCGCGCAGATGCTTGCGCTCTACGCGTACGGCGTCAATCAGACGATCGTCGCGTCAGGCAGCGGCACGCTGCCCTCGCCGGGGACTGCATCACCGACAGGCTACTTCTGCACGAAGTGGGACGACGCGATCAATCCGAATCAGGGCAAACACTGGCGACCGAGCGCTGATCTGTGGGGCGGCAACGGCGCGCCCTGTTCAGCGAGCGGCATCATTCAGGGCGCAGGGTTAGAGCTTCCTAACTCGACTGGCCTCACAGGCGGCGCACTGTTCCACTCAGACCCGAACGTCAAGACGGACACTGCGATCCCCAACTCGGGCAACCTGCGCAACATCCTTGGCGACAAGACGGCAGGTATGGGCGTCGGCGGTTTCGCGAAGTTCAAAGACGGTATCGCGCACCTACTGTGGGGCGAAACTGGTGACCTAAACAAGGTCGAGACTGCATTCGGTGACGACTTCGGCAACTCGGCAGGTACGCGCAACTCTGCCACGTTCTGGTCAGCCGGTGCGCAGGCGGCAGGCGGCACGCCTGCGTTGCACTTCTTCATGCACCTGAACCGAACGTCAGAGCCTGAAGCAGCAGGCACGTGGGAAAACTGGAGTATGCGCCAGTACGGGCGCGACATCTTCATTCCGGTGCCTGCGCCTGCCAATTCGCTTGCAGCAGGGCGTCGTCTGCGCCTCGGTTCGACGTATGGCTCAGGCACGACAGGCGCAGCGCGTTCAGTCTTCGCGCTCTGGATTACTGCAGGTCGATACAGCGCTGCGCAGAATGCGCTCGTGAACGACTACGGCAACGCGCAGTATCTCACGTATGACGACGCGAGAAGGATCGGCTACCTGCTGGGCGATAGTGAGTTCGTCAATCGCGTCGATATTAACATGCAGCTCAATGTGACAGAGGGCAGCGACGGGGCGGTCGCGATCAATAACTTCGGCCTGATGTGGTGTGGCCTCAGCGGATCGCGCCCGCAGCTCATGATCAATCCCTTTGTGCAGTACATACGGCAGCTCGATTTCTCGAAGCGGCCTGACGCAGGCGTCGCGATTCTCATGTCAGAGTGGATCAACGCCACTCCGATTAACGAGACGCTGACTGACGCCATCGCGCAAAACTATTACGTGGCTGATCTGCTGCGTGCGATTGCGCCTGCCAAGGTGCGACTCGCAATGCACAACGAGACGTTTGCCTCGATCTTCAATAATCAGCAATCGCTCAACGATCCGGCGATTGACAATGATCTCAAGGCGAATGCGGTGCCGACGCACGCGGATTTCCTGCTAGAGTATCTGCGCAATACGAGCGCGTATAACACGGATTCGCACATCTATAACGGCGGCGATCCGAACCGTGATACGCCGGTGTGGGAAGGCATTCACCGTTACTCGATCCTGCAGCGCATTCACATGATCAACCGAGTGCGCATCGCGATGAAGGCGCTGCTCGGGATCGACATCACGAACCTCACAGCCGAAGTGCTCGCGACGGTAGCAGGAGTGCCTGTAGTGACTCTCACGGCGGGCGCGCCGACTGCGACGCTCGTGTGCACGCCGAAGAGCAACTCGAATGCGACGCTGTCAGGCAAGACGTACACGTTCACGATGTGGAAGCACGTCGCGGGGCAGTCAGGGATAAACGATACCGTGCTTGACAACACGATCGCCACAGTCAATGCCGCAGGCGTTGTGACGCGCGTAGCAGCAGGCACTGCGATCTGTCAGGTCGCGGCGAATGACGGCGGTCTAGGTTTCTGCATCGTCGTCTGCACCTGAGACGATGGCTGAGCCGTTCCTGACCTTCGACACATCGCAGCTCAGCGCTGTAGTAGCCAACTTCTACAGCGCTGAGCGCGAAGTCGTGCGCGCTGCGCAAGATCTCGTACGGCGCACAGGTGACGCGATGAAGGAGATCGCGCAGACGATCTCGCCTGTCGATACAGGCTTCATGCGCGATCACATTCGCGCGCGCTACACTGAGCAGGGACTCGCTGTCTCTGTCGGCTGGCTCGCAGAAGACTTTGAGGAAGCAGGGCTGCAGTTTTATCCGCCCTACGTCGAGCTAGGGACGTCGCGTCAGGGTGCGCAGCCTACGATCTGGCCTGCGTACGATGAAGTCGCGCCGCAATTCGAGCAGGAGCTGAGCGACCTGCTGAGCGCTGCGATCGAGCGCAAGCTCAGTCAGAGGGCACAATGAAGGGCGACGCGACGAGTGCAGCGTTCCCCTTTCAGGTGCAGCTCGTCGAGCGCGTGAGCGCTGACGCACAGCTCAGCGCACTCCTCGGCGCAGGCGACGCGGCGCGTATCTTCGCGAGCGCAGCGCCTGAGGGCACGAAGTATCCGTACCTGACGATCGGGCTCACGCAGGAGTCAGCAGCGAATACCTTCGACAAGTGGGGCAATCTCGGGCAAACGCGCGTTGACATCTGGACAGATCGCGCGCTGTTTGCGAATAGTCAGGGACTGAAGATCTATTCGCATCTGAAGCGCGTCTTTCAAGGCAAGCAGTTTCCTCTGACGACTGAGGACGGAACTGAGCATGATCTTGTGACGTGCAGTGTCGAGTTGGTCATCGATTTTCCTGATCCTGACGGCAAGACGCAGCATACGCAGGTGCTGTTTATGCCACGATCGCAGCAGAGAGCTGTATGAGCGACTCGATCGAGAAGGAAGCCGAGCAGCGCGTTACGTATCTCGACGTCTGCGAGCAGCAGCTCGAAGCGTCGATCATGCAGGCGCAGGCGACGATTTCGAGCTGCACTGCGGCGCTGACGACTGTGCGGCTGCTGCGCTCTCAGCTTGTGGCGGCGAAGAAGATCGCTGACGAAAGACGTCAGCAGCAGGGCGAGACAGTGAAAGCGCCTGCGACCTTTGGCAAACGACGACGGGAGGCAGCGAGCAATGGCGACGCAGAAGAGCGAGAAGAGTAGCGAGCGCAGAGTGCGCCCCGAGAATGACAGCGAGCGCGATGAGCATCCGCTCGCGAAGAAGCAGCGCAAGACGTCAGAGCTGTCTGCGATCGAGCAGGCACGCGTCGAGGACGAACAGCACGAGCCTGAGATGACAGAGAAGGGCCGTGCTGAGCGACCGACGAGCGCTGAAGTCAGGCAGCATGCAGAGGACAAGTATTTCGTCGAGCCGAGCGCAGAGCTGACGCAGCAGATCGAGATCGAGCAGGAACGTCTGCAGCGTGGCGAGAAGCTCGACATCGACGTCACGCGCCCTGTCATTCGTGGTCCGATCAGCGAAGATCCTCAGCATCGCACAGTCGGCGCGAGGCTCGATGGCGTCGAGCAGCAGCGCAACGTCGTGCAGGTCGTCAAGTCGCGTCGCGATCGCGCTCGCGGTCGATAATTCCCTCGTAGCGAGAGGACATCATGAGTGTATTCGTAGGCGAAGATCTGCTCGTCGAAGTCGAAGATCCTGAGACTCCGGGCAGTTTCATCGTCGTCAACGATCTCAATCGCTACGCGTCGAGCAATACGCGCGCAGCGAATCGATACCCTGTCTTCGGTGCGCCTGCGCACGAGACGACAGGCGAGCGCAATAAGACGTTCACGCTCGCCGGTTTCTGGAATCCTGACGACGCAGGGCAGAACGCGCTGCGCGCTGCTGCAGAGGCAGATACAGCGATTCAGATCCGCGTGCTGCCTGACGGCGTCAACGGCTTTCAGTGTCACGTGCTCGTGGGTACTGACGGCGGCGAAGCGACGGCTGACGAGGCGACGCTGCAGACAGTGACCTTCGACTGCGAGATGACAGACGACGAGACGCCGATCGGGACCGGCATTCTCGTCTGAGCGCCTGAGCAGCGATGATCCTCACAGGCGACGAGTTTGCGCTCTACGTCGAGACGGCGGTCGCAGGAACCTTCGTGCTCGTGAACGATCTGAATCGGTGCACGATTCAGTCGACGCGAGGGCGCAACACGTTTCCTGTCTTTCAGGCTGCGCCACATCTCACGCTCGGGCGCAGCGTGAAGGCGTTCTCGCTGCAGGGGTATCTCAATAACGGCGACCCCGGTCAGGACCGTCTGCGCGCGATGGAGCTCGCGGGCACGCCCGTCAAGATTCGCGTGCTGCCTGATGGCGTGAACGGCTTCGAGGTGACCGTGCTGCTGCACTCGAAGGGCTATGAAGTGAGCGCAGAGGAAGC